GGCTAATCCCTCACGTATTTTGCATATTCTTCAAGTGGTACATTTAACCTTTTAGCAATTGCAACTTGCGAAGGTGTTAGCCGCACAGATCGTCGTCCACTACTCTTATTGCGGGATGCAGAAGCCTCGGCTGACGCAACCTTTCGGCTTCCCCCGTTTGACTTAGGTTTTCGGTCGAATTTGTGTGGAAACTCCTCCCGCATCCTATTGTCAAGTTCAGAATAATACGCATCTGACGAGGGATCAAACCCCTCATCCTCTACTAACCGTCTATGAACCCCAAAAGCCGCGTATGTCATAATTTCATCTTGGCCAAACCAGCTATTATCGCTTGCCCAAGACTCTGCTTTAGGATCTGGAGGCTGCCGTGGTTGAGCTTGAGGTTGACTTGGCTGTTCCGGTTCCTGCTGTCTTTCCGGAACTTCTCGCTGCGCTCGAGCCAAGGTTCCCTTTTCATAGGTAAGATTAGAAAGTGCTTCTTGAGCCTCTACGATCTTATCTACATCACCGCCCTCATGAGCTTCTTTTAAAAGTCTTTTGGCAGTGTCAAGCTGGGATTCTACGCGGTCACTAAACTGCTGCTGATAGCCTTTGTCTAAGCTATCTAGACGTTGCTTAAGAGAATCGTTCTCTTTTCTAACGCCTTCAGCATATTGGATTGCGGTTTGCTTTTGGCGCTCTTCTTCGCGAAACCGCTTAGTGAGTTTGTCTATACGGGTTTGAACGCCAGCACTGAATTCCTCAAGCTCCTCCTCTTGGGAAGAAACTTGTACGGACTCCACCTCTGACTGTTCAGGCTGGGAATTACTTTCGTCTAGATCAATATTTACTGAAGATTCTTCAGCATCACCTACATCAATGTCTTTTTCAGGAGGCATGTCATGGTTTCCATAGCTCCTTTCTGCTTTCTAGACATGTTTAATATCATCAGGATCGATAATGGTAGCAATTACCTCATCGTCGTTGATGATCCGCACTTCGCCATCATCTAGCTTAAATCTAGAACCGGCATATCGGCCAATGCAAATCCACTGACCTTCTTTGCACCACGGGTTATAAGACTCCCCAAATTTGGCGGCGTCTTTATAAGACAATGGTCCAAGCTTTAGGACGTAAGCCACTACCGTAGCTAACGCCTCTCGTTCTCTTACTGAATCCGGAATGTGAATGCCGCCGTCTGACGTGGCTTTGCCCATGTAAGGCATTACCAGCAGCCTCCAGCCGGTAGGCTGTGGCAACCGTTCCTTAAGACTTTTTGACAACCGGGAAGGGTCTAGATACTTGTCCTTCTCATCCACATAAACGGCAGCTATCGACTTTTTTGCTTTTTCACTCTTTGCAACATGGTCTGGGACCAGTATTTGCGGGCTACTCATTCAGTATCCTCCGATTGCAGGGCTTCTCTAATTTCTTGCTCAGCGAACTCAAGCCCTGTTAGTTCGCCAACCAATTGGCGGTACATCTCCATATCCTTAGGAGTGCCGTGTAATATCGCGTCTTGGGTAAGCTTAATCCGTTCCCGTATAGATCTCTGCACGGAGTAAGCGAAAGTGACGGGGTCAGCCACGTAATATAAGTCCTTTAATAGGGAACACCTCTTATTAAAAAGTACCTTTAAAGCCTTTAATAGCTCCTCTAAATTTTTTTCGGAGAGTTTTTCGGAGAGTTTTTCCTGTTTTAAGCAATTCGGGTCCAATGCTGTCACGTAAGGAAGCAGCCCTTGCCGCAGGTGCTATACCGCCGTCAGCCATCTTATAAACCCCTGCTTCATCCATCTCAATAACTATATAGCCACCATCACCGGACTCTTTAACAACGCCCTTAATTTCATCCGCGTAATCTTGAGCTTCCGATTCTTTAGTAAAGGTAACGTTGGCAGGCATCAGAATGTCCTCGTAACTTTAGATTTAGCCTTCTTTTTTAAGGACTTTTTTAACGTCTCAATGTCCTTATTCGAGATCGCGTTAGCAGATTTAGCCGAAATTTTAGACAAGGACTTTCTTAACGTCTTAGTAGCGCCTCTGGCGACATCTTCAGACATGGACTTTCTTAACGTCTCAATGTCCTTATTCGAGATCGCGTTAGCAGATTTAGCCGAAGCTTTAGACAAGGACTTTCTTAACTTCTCTTTGATCTTATTCGAGACCGCGTTCGCAGATTTAGCCGGATCTTTTGGCATCAGAATGTCCCCTTACCGTCATTGTTGTTGAAATAACGCCCACGAACCTGGAACTCAGTACCTTTAATAAGCTGTTCGGTACCTTTATCCAGTTTCTCACGGCCCCACTGCATAGGGACATCCTCAGAGCCATGGGTTACGTCGTAAGCAATGCCGCCATCTTTGTACTTCGTCTTTTTACGTTTTTTCACAAGACCACCTCTTCGCATTTTTGTTCCACGTGGAACATCTTCTACATCACTAATAGTACCTTTGTTCAAAGAAGCATAGAAAACGCTCTTGCCTTTATCAGCGCCATACTTGCCCTTCATATTGCGCATAATATCCTTGCCTTTCTTATTTAGCGGCATCTCTAGTTTCCTCTACCGGCACTTCCCATTTCACCAATTCTTTCAAGGTTGACATCAGCTCTAAGCAACGCAATATCTTCCTGAGAGTCCATCTTCTCGCGGGTCAAATCCTGACGTTGAGCCTCGCGCTGTTCCTCGAACCCTTGTTTGGAAGAAAACTCATCAGCTTTACGCTGCATATCCATCGCCTTAATGTCGAGCTCCTTACCCCGCAACTGAACCAAGGGATCATTCTGCCCTGCTGGCGGCGGTATTAAGGCAGCCATGACTTCCTCGGTGTACTGCGCAATATACTGCGCAACCTTGGCTTCCACATCTACTTGCATCTGCATTTGAGCCTCTTGCGGTGAAATCTGTCCCGCGGCCTGCATTTGCTGTAACTGCTGGGACTGCTGCATCATTTCAGCCTGTACCACACCCCTGGCTTTAAACGCTATATGCTCACACAGGTGCGCTTGCAGTAACCCAAAAATAGGTGGGGTGGAAGAAGGAGTGGGTGTCTTCATAAACATCAGGTGAGACGCTATGTGAGCGTCATGATCCTGTGTCTGAAATGCCTGCAAAGTCTCCTGAATAATGGATCTAGCGTTTTCTATGGACGGATCCGTGGGTTGCGGAGGTGTCGGTGTCGGTAAAACACCCTCAATGTTGGGAACGCCAATAGCCTCGTAAATGCGCCGATAAGCCTCATAAAGGTTGTGCATTTGCGGATTAGACTGAGCCAACTGCAATTGCGTCTGGGCCAAAGCCAATCTCTGCGACATTGAGAAAATATTGGGGTCAGACACAGGCATAATGTCAACACGGTCATCAAAATCAGCCTGTTTTACTAAAGATTCAGCTCCCCACACGTTGTAGGGGTACATGGGGGGCAGGGATTCCGAAAACACCCTAGCCAACATCTTAAATTCTATCTTCTGAGCGTAATGCAAGCGCTTATGCACCGCAGACATCACTTTTGACCCCCGCTCGAGGAGGGCAACTGTCGTTCCTACCGCCGCTTGCTGGTTCCCATCGCCTACCTGTAGGTCGGCAATAGCCGCAAATCGCCTTCCGGCGTCTACGACAAACCCCAAAAGCTGCATTAGGGTTTGTGAGGGCTCTTTGTAGGGAAGCGGGAGAATACTTTGGCTAAGAACGCCACCGGGGACATCAATATCACGAAACTCGCCAGGAGAAAGAGGCTGGTCAGCATCGCGAATACGGATACCACGAGCTTTAAAACCAGCAGGAAGATTGGCCAAGGTGCCTGCATCAATCAATTGCCTTAAAATAGAGGTCGCGGAGCGGCCCAAGCCCCCAATCATGTGCAAAAGACCAAAACCGTAGAAACCAAGCCCAGGAAGGAACTTGTAATGCGTAAAATAAGGGATCCGGCGGAAAAATTCATCACCTTCTCGCCAATTTCGGCGAATTGACAAGATTTTCGAGCTCCCCTCGTCAACTGTGATGATATAAGGCAGCTTTATGCCTGTTTGCTCATTGTCAATAGGGCTAACATGCTCAAATCCGGGCAGATCAAGGTCTGTATGTACCTCTAAAAGGGTGCAATCCTTGTCATCGGTCGTTTTTTGAATCCCTGAGAGTTCCCTTTCCTTGTCTCGAAGCTCATCGTCTTCATCATAAGGGATCAATTCCACCTCTCGGTAGAACCCACCGGCCTGAAACTTGCGAACATCATTCTCCGACATGCGAATAACATGCGTAATTCTCGCTGCGGAGTTCAAATCAGTTGCGTTATACGGAACTACAAGGTCATCGGCGGGTACAAACCTAGCTACCGCACGATCCAAAAGGTCATCGAAATAGACTTTCTTAAACGCACTACCGGCAAGCGGCAAATAAAACAGCAAACGGTCCATTTCTGGATCAAATTCTTCCATTACATGGATAATTTGATAGTTCATGAACTCCTTGACGCGCTCAGATTGTGCCTCAACCTCTGGGTTGGTGGCTCCTATGATCTGAGTACGCACTGGGCCTGAACTAGGAAGCAGCTCTTTGTACGCCTGCGCCTGAAATTGTGTCACCGCTTCCGCAATTACGGGGTGAGTGACTCCACTCGAGCCTCTAAAAGGCTCTTCTCGCTCTTCATACTTAAGACCCAGCAGTTTTAGACCACTAACGTAAGCATCTTCCCAGTCATCTCGACTAGAACGATCATCCTTGTACAGACCTGTAAGTTCATCGGATATCCGCATCAAGTCGCGTTCATCAAGAACTTCCGCTAAATTTGCGTCGGGTTCCGTTTGAAGCTGCTCTTGAATGCGTTGACCAAAGTTTAGGATAACGGAACCATCCTCTTCCTCGATCATCTCGGTGGGATCGCCTATCTCCTCAACATCAACTTCCTCTTCCATCAATTCAACGATAGGCGTTCCCTGTGCAGGCATAATGTCGTCAATAAGGGAGGGTCTTCCGTTAGCCATTACTTAGTTATCCCCTTTGCTTTTTCCCAGCTACGCAGACCGCCCAGACCTAGCATCCCCAGAAGGACTGGCATCATTGCTCCTAAGTCCACTGGGGGCAGGTCTACATACTGGCCTTGCTGAACCAGAACAAACGTTATGACAGGTTGTGCAAGGTAGGTGTAGAACAAAGCCAGACCGCACGACCATCCGATGAATGGTCGCCATCCAGCCACAAAAAGATTACGGTGAGTCGCTTCTTGCTGATTGACTTGTATCTGTGCAATATCAATGTGGGCGAGATGATCGGTTAGGCGCGACGCAATCTCCCGCTGTGCCTTTGCTTTCTCCTCCTTGTTTGGGAAAAACCGGTCAAGTACATCACCAACAACCGGAAGCAAACCAGGAATCAGACTAGACAACATTACCAGTTGCCCTTTTCTTTAGTTGTAATAGCCACAACCACACTAGCCAAGCCAAGAAGTACCAAAACAGGATTATCTAGAACAACACCAAGACCTATAAATCCCGCACTAACAGCAGCCCAACTCGAAGGTTCACGAACGCGATCAGAAATCCAAGAGAAAACGCTATCCATTAAATACTCCTAATAGTAAACACGAGGTCTGGGATTATATGAAGGCTCTACGTCTTCCTCGTCAGAGTCAAGTCGCAAAAACCCTCCTTTACGGTATCTAATAAGCGCCATGGACATTGAATCGCAATAATCGTCATGGTCGCCATTAGGAAAAGCGGCACACTCGTCGATCACCTCCTCAGAAAAACGTTTCTCAGGAGCCCAAACTTTGCCGCTTTCAAAGATAGGGGCCACCATGTGCATCCGCGTATGCTTATCTTTCCCTTTCGAGGGCGTGTAATTAACAACCGGGATACCTACACTTCGTAATTCATCCGTTAACGGTGTACCCGTCGCTTTGGCCTCTATGAGCACCATGTCCGGTTCCCAGTATTTGTACTCTTCCAACGCTTTGGCCTTCAGCTCAGGGAAGTCCCAACGTCCGCGTTTTGCATCCATTAGTATAATACTATCGGGACCATATTCATCCGGTTTAAAAACACCCCATGTGGTAATCGCCGAATAATCCGCCGTCTCCTTCTTAGAAAACGCTGTATCGTAGCTTTGCATAATGTAACTGACCGGCGGCGCTTTCTCTTTCTCCCATTTGTTCCACCATTCCTTTTTGATGATGGCGCCTTCTTCAGCAGTGGGGTTCTGCTGCCACTGCGCGTTCCATTTGCCCAGCGACAAGGAAGCCTTAACCCTGAGCAATTCATCCTTTTTCCAGAACTGCGGCCAAAGGATATTGCCGCTTGGCAGTATGGCGGGGAACTCTACCACCTCCCACTGGTCTGACATCACATCGGACGCTTGTGCCTTAATTAATTTCCCAGTCAAATCCTTCAGGGACCACCGGGTCATAACTATAACTATCGATCCTCCGGGCTGTAGTCTCTGCCGCGGCCCCGACATATACCACTCGTACGCGTGCTCCATGGCAGTTTCAGAAAGCGCATCCTGCTCCGAATGCGGATCATCAATGATGAGTAGATCAGCACCACGACCTGTAATCGCACCTCCAACACCAGCCGCGTAAT